GACACCAATGGTTTCTGGACTGCTCAAAACTTGGTGTATTACAAATATAAAAATACTAAATATCCACACGCAGGTGCTGGAGTCAGGGTGCAATTCTAATGGATCGTAATCGCAAATACAATGAAGAATTAATCAAGGCCATGAATTGGCTGGCTGAACAACCCCATACACTATTTGTTGGTCAGGCAGTTCGTTATGCTGGCACGGGCATGTTTAATAGTCTTATTGATATCCCAGACGAACAAAAATTAGAATTCCCTGTGGCCGAAAACTTTCAGATGGGGTATTGTACTGGTCTGGCTCTTAATGGGTTTGTTCCCATTGCCATTTATCCACGCTGGAACTTCCTGCTATGTGCAGCTGATCAGCTGGTAAACCATCTGGACAAACTACACAGCATGAGTTCGAGCAAGGTAGATCCCAAGGTTATTATTCGTGTGGCAGTTGGAACTGAGATTCCAGTTGATCCACAGGAACAGCACAAGGGTAACTTTGCCGAGGCTTTCCGCAGCATGTTTAAACATGTCAACGTTGTTGAATTGAAACATTCAGACGACATACTGCCAGCCTACAAGTATGCCTATGAACGCAGCGGCAGTACCATACTAGTTGAATTTCCTGACTACGGCAAATGAAAATCTTAATTACTGGAGCCAATGGAACAGTTGGTCGATTACTTAATCTGCATCTGGCACCCTGGCATGAAGTCACTACACTGCAGGGCTCGGCTGATGTAGATCTACTGGATCGAGAAGCTACCAATAAGTTCTTTGCCAATGCCCGCTGGGACTGCGTCATACATTGTGCAGCAGTTGGCACCGACGATACTGCTGGATCGAATAGTCTCATAGCTCAGCGTAATTTAACCATGTGGGATAATCTGCGAGATCATGAATATAAATTTTCCAAACTCATAAACCTGGCATCAGGATGTGAATTATGTTATGGCCCAGAACGAGCGGAATGGGAATTGTATAATCAACTACCCACCAGTGCCTATGGACTAAGCAAGAATTTAATTGCCCGAGATGTAGGCCTGGTGTCTGGCTGGTACAATCTGCGTCTGTTTGGTCTCATAGCCAATACCCGAGTATTTAAACGTCTCTGGGATGCGGTTGATGCAGGTGAAACTGAATTTAACATACATGACGACAAATACATGGATTACATAACCGAAGATGACATGGCTCGTATAGTCAGACATTTTGTAGAGTCAAAAATTACTTTACCTCATGATGTAAACATGGTGTATGATACCAAGTACAAGGTTAGTGAAGTATTACAAAGATATATAGATGATAATGGCATCAACATGAAGTTGAATATTTTAAACACTCTGGATTCTGAATTTGATTATACTGGATCTGGAAAATTATTATCAGGATTGAACATACTATGAGCATGGGATTCTTATCTACACAATCAACGCCCAACACCAATAAAAAGATAGTCTATGTAACTGGATGTCTGGGTTTCATAGGATTTTATGTGGCCAAGCGTTGCATGGAAATGGGCTGGCATGTAATTGGCATTGACAAAATGACCTATGCTGCCAATCCAGACCACGAACAAAAATTAAAAATGGTTGCCTATGATAATGGAGTAGAATTTGATCTGGAACCCATAGACATCAACGACATTGAACGATTAGTTGATTGTGATTATGTCATCAATTGCGCAGCTGAGACTCATGTAGACAACAGCATTGATGGCAGTGATGTATTCCTTAAATCAAACATTAATGGTGTGCATCATTTACTTAAGTTAATTACGGCCAAGGGTCGCTATGGCATGCCCATATTCCTGCACTTCAGCACTGACGAAGTCTATGGTGATATTATCGATGGTAGCTTCAGTGAAGATCATTTATTACATCCAAGCAATCCTTATAGTGCTACCAAGGCTGCAGCTGATCAATTAATTCTGGCCTGGGCTCGTACTCATGACGTTCCATATGTCATAGTACGACCCACCAATAACTATGGTGCTGGCCAGTATGTGGAAAAACTCGTGCCCAAGGCAGTCAAGTTCCTGCAACTGGGTCGTAAAGTTCCACTGCATCTGGGTGGTACTCCGCGTCGTACCTGGTTACATGTAGAGGATACTGCAGATGCTGTCATACATATCATTAATTCAGGAACCGTAAACGAAGTTTATAACATACCAGGTAACTTTGAAATCAGCAACCTGGAAGTAGTAGAAGCCGTGGTGCGAGAATTTCACGGGTCTGATGCCAACGTGCAGGACTACATAAATACCAATTATGAACGACCAGGTGCTGATTTGCGATACAGCATTGATGGTAAAAAATTAAAAGATCTGGGCTTTGAAAGTAGCCGAGACTTTCATAAAGAAATTAGCAGCATTGTTAAGTATCACCAAGATAACTGGATCTGGTAATGACACTGAACGAAGCTCGTTTAAATATCTGCAAACAGTGCCAGCACTTTAATCATATAATAAAAACTTGCAAATTATGCAACTGTTTCATGCCGGCTAAAACATTAATTAAATCGGCCAGTTGCCCTGCCCAACCACCGCGTTGGACAGCAGTCAAAGATCCAGCCAGCCACCCCAATTGCGGAGGTTGCCCAAACTAGAGGAAAATATGGCACTACTACACTACGAATGCAACAACTGTGACGCTGTCTTTAAGATTCGTCATGACATGGATGAGACCTATTATCCCATACACTATTGCCCTTTCTGTGGTAGTGAACTAGATGGTGATGAAGAACATTTTGAACAAGACCAACAAGATCATGAATAATGTGGTTGTTTAAAGGAACTGAGATAACTGATCTACCCGACGACAAAGTCGGGTTCGTCTATTTGATTACTAATCTGGTCACGTGTCGTAGTTATATAGGTAAGAAGCTCAGCAAGTTTAGCCGTGTAAAATACAAGGTAGTCTTGCAGAAGAATGGTATTAAAAAACGCAAAAAGATTCGCAGTAAAGTAGACAGCGACTGGCAAACCTATTGGAGCTCAAGCCCCGAGGTGCAGGCCGATGTTAAAGCACTGGGTGAGGATAAGTTTAAGCGAGAGATTTTATATTTTGCCGACAGCAAAGGTCAGCTTAGTTATCTGGAAGCTCGTGAACAATTTCAACGTCAGGTTTTAGAAAATCCGGATCAATGGTACAACGGCATTATTCAGTGTAGAATTCATCGCAGTCATGTACTCAAAGTCCCAGCCTTAATTACTTGACACAGCATGAAACTTATCATATAATACTAACATGATAAGTTATCTATTAGTTATAAGCATGATCACTCCAAATGGACACATTGTTCCGGTTAGCCATCAGAGCTTTCTGGAGCTGAGCCTTTGTCAGATGACCGGTCATGAAGTGCTAGTACAACACCATAAAAAATATCCTACAGATTTTATAAGTGCAGAATGCCGCAGAGTTTATGACTGAACACGAAGCCGAACTAATCTACAACGATCTGGTCCAGTTATTTGGAGATCGATTACCTAACTACGAACGTGAGCCTCGCCGGTTTGCCTATTACATTAAAATATATAAACATCTTGTAAAACTACTTGGAAATCAACATGTTAACTAAAATAACCGTTGCAGTTTGTTTAATTCTGGCCAGCCTGGGTGCGTATATTGGTGTGGCCAGTTTGGCTCAGCTCAGAGCCTACGACACAGAGATAACAGCCTTTACTAGCAGAATCAATGCCTTACAGGAACAGCTCTATAGGCTACAAGAAGAAGATCGTGAGCTCAATGTCAGACTGGATTTGGCAACAAAAAGATTGACAGATCTGCAAGAAGAAAATAGAATACAGGAAGTATTAATTAATGAGGCCCGTGCTAAACGGAAAAAATAATGGCTGAAATCTTTTCAAATAAACGCATTGAAGAAATGCTGCAGAAAATGGCTCATGGTAAAGAACCCGAAGCCACTGAGATTGATCATACCAAACCAGGTTATACCGTAACACTGATGCGAGCATTTAACTGGTATAATTATGAAAAGGATCTCAAGACTTCCAGAACCTATTTGCGAAGCTGGATTAAAAAGCATCAGCCTAATGATGTTAAAACCTTTGATGCAGTTCCGGATTTTTATATGCGAACAGTATATGGTTGGCTGGCTCGTCTGGCCGAACATGGGGCTAACCTAAGTCCACGAGACATTACTAAACTTACAGATACCGTAACCAACATGTTAAAATTTAGCGTAAAAGCATCTGCAGAACCTACGTTAGAGGATACCACAAAAAGACCCAGCATACAGGACGCCATGGCTGCTAAGCAGTCAGAGTTTTTTGGTGAACTCGAAGGTGAGATTGATAACTTCATACTGAATGATTGTCGTAAGACAGAGTTTAATCTGTTCAAATACCTGCAGGGTGCCAATAGTCCCAAGGTATTTGGTACAGCAGTCAAGGGTCTATTAGATGCTCGTATTAATGAAATAGTTCAAGTGCCCACAGACGAACAATTAACCGAAGGCTATAGTTGCTTTACAGTGGCTCAGCGAGGTCGGTTAGAAAATTTCCTTCTGGAGTTAATTGAAGATGGTCAACGCTGGGCCGACTTTAAGAAAGCCAATCAGAAGGTTCGCGTTAAGAAAGCCAAGCCGGCTGGTGTGCAGGTAGCTAAAATGCAATATCTGCGAGAGTTTGCTGAGCTAGGACTAACCAGCATCAGCGCCCCGGGCATTGTTGGTGCTCAACAGTTATGGGTCTACAATACCAAGAATAAAAAGCTGGGCTGCTATTTGGCCACGGGCAGTGCAGGATTCAGTGTGCGAGGCACAAGCCTGCAGGGCTATGATCCCGACACCAGTGTGCAAAGGACTTTGCGTAAGCCAGATGTTATTACCAAACAGGTACTGGAAGCTGGCAAAGTTCAGCTTAGAAAAATTCTCAGTGATCTTACCACCACTGAGTCTAAATTGAATGGTAGAATTAATTCTGAAACTATATTATTAAGGGTACTATGAAAATAAAACTTGACATTACTGAATTGCCTGACAACGTATACAATGGACTGCTCATGGAGTTTGTTAAAAAAGCCATCATCGAAGGCGTAGATGTTCCACGCGGAGCCACAGTTGAAGACTGGAACCTGACTGCGGAATTAACCATACCAAACATACATTAATCATAAATATTCGAACCGGCCATAAGCTGGCGACGATAACTAACCCACAAGGTGAAATCATGGAATTTAATAAAAAGACACCCACCGTCATAGACGAAAATAACGAAAACTTTTTCGTTAAAAAAACTGCAGCTGATTTGGCTCACGAAGCCGCAGTAGCAGCCCTGGACCAGAATTACAAAGTTGACCCCAATTACAAAATTACCTATCCTTGCGACGACAAAAAAGCCACAGAGCATTGTAATCGCCGTTGGATAGATAGTCTGAGTGATTGTGCCTAAGTTAGAAATCCCAGAAATTTTAAAACGCAAACCCACTTCGGGCAACACCGTTCGAACCACGTATAAAATACCCAAACCCCCTAAAAAAAGCTTGACTCGACGCAAAAAATAATATATACTTTAGTATAATTAATTGAAAGTTTAATATGATAATTGTTGATTTTAATCAGACTGCCATCAGCACTCTAATGGCCGAACTCGCAGGTCGAACTGATGTAGAGATTCGCAAGGATCTAATACGTCACATGATCATTAATGCCATTAGAAGTTACAAGGTAAAATTTGGTGCTGAATTTGGTGAATTGGTCATAGCCTGTGATAACCGTAAATACTGGCGTAAAGATAAATTCCCCTATTACAAAGCCAGCCGTAAAAAGGCTCGTCAGGACTCAGGTTTTGATTGGAAGCTGATCTTTGACACTCTCAGTGAGATCAAAGCTGAATTACATCAATTCTTCCCATACCAGGTCATAGATGTTGAAGGTGCCGAAGCCGATGATGTCATAGCTGTGTTGGCTCTTTGGACTCAGACCAATGATTTTAAAAACTCCGTGGGCCTGTTTGGTGAGCCTGAACCACAACCTGTACTTATTCTAAGTGGTGATCATGATTTCATACAGCTGCAAAAATACAAGAACGTATCCCAGTTCAGTCCCATACATAAAAAATGGATTAAACCCGATCAGAGCATACAGCATTATCTCATGGAACATATCATCAAGGGTGACAAAGGCGACGGAATCCCCAACATATTGTCGGCCGACGATACATTTATCACCGATGCACGACAAAGACCCATTACTACTAAAAAGATGGAACCCTGGTTATCCATCAATCCTGACGAATTTACCACTCATGTAGATACTGAAACTGCTCGTAACTTTCAGCGTAATCGATATCTAATTGATTTTGAATACATTCCAGATACAATTCGCAATAACATCATTGGTGCCTGGCAAGACCAGCCACGCAAAGACAGGAGTCAGTTGTTGAATTACTTCATGGAACATAAAATGAAAAACTTAATTGACAGTCTAGGAGACTTCTAATGAAACTAAGCATACCTGAAATTTTAGAGCTGGTAGTAGCTGCCCCAACCAAAGCAGAAAAAATTAGCACTCTACAAAAATACAACAGTACTACTCTACGACAAATTCTCAGATTAAACTTTGATCCCAATGTAGTCATGGATCTACCACCAGGTGCTGCACCCTACAAGGCCGATCGAGACATACCAGTTGAATTAGGTCAGAGCAATCTCTACAATGAAGCTCGACGTTTGTATCTGTTCGAAGTAGGACATCCAAAACGACCAGCCAGTCTTAAAAAACTGCAACAGGAAAATATCTGGATTCAGATTCTCGAAGGCTGTCATCATACCGAAGCCGACATGTTAAATCTGGTCAAGGATAAAAAATTGAGTTCTAACTACAAGGGTCTGACCGAGGCTCTGGTGCGCGAAGCATTCCCAGCTTTACTAAGTGAGAAAGTGTCTAAAAAATAGACACCGTAGCCTGGTAAAAAACCTGAAATATACCATGCTACCGAACTTGCATGGAAGGAATGCCAGACAAACCCCGTAGCCTGGTAAAAAACACGGGATATTCCAAGCAAAAAGTGCTTATGAATCAAAGGGTTAGAAGCTTGACATTTTAGCCGTTTTATTATATAATATAGTTTTAAGTGAGGTATTGTTATGAGTATGCATCTATTGCCGCCCATGTATAGTACTACGGGTAAGAAAAAAGGCAAACCCAAGTTCCGTAATGCTGAAGCAGCAGCCAAGGCTAAACGCGATGCTGAAGTCTGGTCTGCTTTGTTGGCTCGATATGACATTAAAAAAGAAAATCCTAAAAATTCCAAAATATCACGAGCTACCGGATTTAATCCAGTTGTGCGTAATAGTCCTGTGGTTGATCCTAAGCGCCTTACCCACCATATTCCTAGCCTGGATACTGGGGCTGGTATAGCGGCCAAGAAAGAAGTTACTCAGTATACTGGCACGGCCATGATAGGCATTGGCCAGTTGCATAAATCCAATAGCATACCTGTATTTCAGGCCGAAGACGCTGTAGACATAGCTAAAATGAGACGCGGATGAACGCCTGGTATAGTCGTCATGTCACCAAGGGTGAGCTCACTGAGTTACTAGCCTTTTGTGGCGTAACGCGTGAGTCATCAATCAAACACAGTAGCCATTATGAGCTACCCACCAGCATGGGCAACATAGAAATCCGCAGCGGTTATGATATTAGAATTGATAAAAGAAAAATTGGCAGCATGGAAATGTTTCGTCAGGAAATTTATTGCATGATTACACGAGGTGAGATATGAAATGTCCATGGACGTGGTTGAAGAAATTATTTAAACGTAAGACCTATGTAACACCGCCTTTTTATCCATACAAAAGAAAAAAACTAATAATTAAAAAACACAGGAAACAACATGAAATCAACCAGCAGTTTCAACCTAAGCAAGACTAGTAAAAAACTAATTGCCACAACGCCTAAAAACTGTCGAAGTCATTTTAAAAAGATGATGATACAGGCCGAGTTAGCAGCAGCCCTTAGACCCGTAATCAGAGATAAGAAGGAGAATCGCAATGAGCAACCAAGTATCAGCACTGGCAAATAATCCAGTAACTCGCAAACAAATCAAAGATGGTTTAGTAGAGATCAGCAATGCTCTAACCAGAGCCGAAGCCGAACGAGACCTAATCAGCAACATCATTGAAAATGTCGTGGCCGACACTGGCATTGATGCCAAGGTGTATCGTAAAATGGCTCGCACCTATCACAAGCAAAACTTTAAACAAGAAGTCGAAGAAAATCGTACATTCGAAGAGTTCTATGAAAATGTAGTTGAAACCCCAACAGTTATAATTAATCAGGAGAACTAAAATGGCTGAACCCAGATATAGATTTAGTGTGGACCATGAAAATGATGATGGTCGAATAACCTTTAGCAATACTTTGGAATTTGATGCAGAGTTTCTACCAGATGTCATAGGCAACTTTGAACTATTCCTCAAGGGAGCAGGATTCGTTTTTGATGGTCATGTGGATGTAACTCCAAGTGCATATACTCAAAACAATAGTTATAGTAATATTCCAGCTTCACCACCACCTGGTTGGTTTGAAGACAATGTAGACCCAGACTACGGTTCACACAACACCAACATTGACGTAAAACGTCCAGATGATACCGAAGGCGGCGCAATTGAATAGCCTGCTTAAGCCAAAACTGATACTGGAATATGCGGTTATGGACAGCCTGGGTCGCAACAAGGGCTGGCACATGCACGGCTTTATCAATAGCCTGGACGACCTACCTGTCATAGTCAATGACATTAAGATTCGGTATCCAAATAAACTAGTAAAAACAAAGGTTTATGAACACACAACCGCATTCGGTTCGGTACAAATAGCTTGACAACTTGGCCATTCTCCTATACAATGGTTGTATGATATTAAATATTCTAGATGAAATTGCCAGTAATGCCAGCCGCCTGCACAAAGAAGCAGTCCTGACTCGTGAACGAGACAATGCCGATTTAAAAGAAGCTTTTAGACTGGCCTATGATCCCTATACCCAATTTTATATCAGAAAAATCCCCCAATATAAGTCCCAGGACAAAGATAGCTTAAAATCCGCCATGTCCAGACTGAGTCTGCTTAGCAGCAGAACAGTTACTGGTAATGCAGGCATTGAGCATCTAAACATTGTTCTGGGCAGTGTTGATGCTGCAGATGCCAAGGTCATAGAACGCATCATTGGCAAGGACCTCAGATGTGGAGTAAGTGAAGCCACTGTTAATAAAATCTGGCCTGGTCTGGTGCATGAATACCCTGTGATGCTGGCGTCTGTATATGATGACAAGTTAATTGATCGTCTGACCTGGCCAGCCATGGTGCAGCTTAAAATGGATGGCATGAGATTCAATGCCATAGTACAGTCTGGTAAATGTGAATTCAAGACTCGCAATGGCCGCACAGTTGATCTACTAGGCGAACTAGAAGCAGAATTCATCAGATTGGCAGCTGGTGAGGATGTTGTATTCGATGGCGAACTGACTGTGCATGACAGCACTGGCGCCATCATGGATCGCAAGACTGGCAATGGCATACTAAACAAAGCAGTCAAGGGAACCATTGGACTAGACGAAGCTCAGCTGGTGCATGCCACACTCTGGGATGTTATCAGTCTGGCTGATTTTAAAGCCGAGATAAGTCAGCGAATCTATGATTTTAGATTTAATTGGTTAAAAAATCAGATATACTCACCTAGAATCCATGTTGTAGAATACAGCATGGTGAATAATCTAGAAGAGGCCAGAGAAAAGTTTACGGAATATTTTAGTGCTGGATTCGAAGGCATCATACTAAAAGATACCACAGCAGTCTGGGAAAATAAAAGATCTAAAAGCCTGATTAAGTTCAAAGGTGAATTAGAATGTGACCTCAAGGTCATAGGTTGGGAAGAAGGCACAGGTAAAAATGTTGGAAAATTAGGGGCCTTGGTATGTGAAAGTGCCGATGGTGGTGTCAAAGTTAACGTAGGGAGTGGATTTAATGATGAGGACCGTAACAGTATTAAAGCAGCGGATGTTATTGGCAAGATTGTGGCTATCAAGTATAATGCTCGCATTACAAACAAATCTTCAAGTACTACTGCTAGTCTATTCCTTCCAATCTTTTTGGAGATTCGTGAAGACAAAACTCAGGCAGATTTATCTGGGAGTATAAAATGATAATTAATAAAGATTCTCGTACAGATAACTGGGCAGGACACAGAGACTATAATAGAAGTAATTATCATAACTTTCCTCGCACTGCGCGTGAGGCAGGATTTTACTATGGCCCAACCTATGATGATGACGGACCATATTGGCCTGTCTATGTAGCCTTGGTCATCATTGTAGGTGTATTATATTGGCTAGGGTAGGGTTTTGCTGCAAGTGGATTGACCATCCAGATCAGATCGCTGGATTCAAAGGCGATGATGTCGCCCGTACTTGGAATACCAAAGTTACTACTGTGGCCTGGTTAAACCGTCAGACTCGAGACGATGCCGAACAGCGTCTCTGGGATCTGATGGTGCATAACATCAACAGTATTAAACTATTAATTACCAAAGTTGGAGCATTAGATGCATCACGCAGAATGGTTAGGTTGGGCAGCGATATTCTTCCTGTATATACTGAGCCTACTTGGAGTTATTTTTGGAAGCGAAGCGATGTCCGAGCATATGCTGAAAAAGCACTGGCTGAAGTCGGAAATCTGGGCAGGCTGGCTGACGTTCGCCTTAGTTTTCATCCAGGTCAGTTTGTTGTGCTGGCTAGTGATACTCCTCGTATCGTAGAACGCAGTCTAGAAGAATTTGAATATCATGCTGATCTAATCCGTTGGATGGGCTATGGTCAAAAATTCCAGGACTTTAAATGCAATGTGCATATAGCTGGTAAGCTGGGTGCCGCAGGCATCATTGCTGCCTTGCCCAGACTAAGTCCTGAAGCTCGTAATACCATTACCATAGAAAATGACGAAATGCGCTGGGGCATAGAAGAAAGTGCCAAACTAAGTCAGCATTGTGCTCTGGTTCTGGACATACATCATCATTGGATTCGTACTGGTGAATACATAGAGCCAAACGATGAACGATTGAAGCCTGTGATAGACAGCTGGCGAGGTGTCAGACCCGCCCTGCATTATAGCGTAAGTCGCGAAGACTATCTGCCTGATCATGATGTAAATATCAGACCAGACATGCAGAAGCTACTGGATGCTGGCTATAAGAAAAGCAAACTCCGAGCTCATAGTGACTTTTATTGGAACAACGCAGTCAATGACTGGGCTCAGAGTTTTAGAGACATCTGGGATATCCAATGCGAAAGCAAGGCAAAGAATCTAGCCCGAGATAGATTCGTGGAATTTATAAATGTTTAATATCTTTAACAAACAACAAAACATAGAATTTTTTTCCATTATACCCCAAGTGGTAGATATAGCACCTATATTACCAGCTTATAATTTAAAACCTAACTGGTATAAAAAAGCACAGGATAACTTGGCAGAAAAAATAAAACAAGAAAATTATGGAAAATATAAACTTAGACACATAGCTAAATGTCCTGGAATATTTAATCTAATTAGATATGGTTGGGTCATGACTACCTGGCAGGATATAATAATTAAAACAAATGGCGATGGTCACTCTTTTGAATGGGTGTCGGCCATAGATCAAACCACTATAAATAATGCAGAACCCGCAGTAGGGTTTCATTCAACTGAATATTTAGCTGGAACTGGTGGTTGGAAAGATTCTTTAGACTGTGTTATAAAAATAAATTCACCTTGGCGAGTTATCATACCCAAGGGGTATTATCTTTATGAAAGTCATGTCCCACACTCAGAAGAAACTAGATTTACTACTGTGCCAGGGGTATTATCCAGAGAACATGGTATAGCTACATTAAATGTACAATTACAATGGCATGAAATGAATGGTGAGACTTTAATTAAAGCTGGTACTCCTATAGCTCATTATATGTTAATACCTAAAAAACAAGCAAACCTATTGGTAACCAAGGCTTCCCCTGAACAAATTAAAGCCGATGAATTAATTAAATTAGAAATGAGTCGTAGATTTGTTAATGATAAAGCAAAATCAAAATGTATTTTTGCTAGTATTATGGACAAATTTTAATAAGGGTACAAATCTAGCCCAAGATAGGTTCACGCAACAGGTAAATACATAAATAATAATATGCCAAGTTATACTTATAAATGTGAGGCATGTAAACACGAGTTCGAACGAGTACTTAAAATCGCGGACAGAGACCTACCTATCAACGAACCATGCCCCCAGTGTCAAACACAGGGCCAGGTCCTTAAGACCATACTTGGTGCTCCTTCATTAGGCGATCCCGTTAGACTCGGAATTCGTAAGGTTGATTCTGGCTTCAAAGAAGTCCTGCAAAAAATTCATGCGGCCAACCCTGGCTCGAACTTAAATAATAAATTCTAGATATATACAATATACTATTCTATTGATGAAAGGTTATCATGAAAAAAGCACTAATCACTGGCATCTCTGGCCAGGATGGTAGTTATCTCGCCGAATATTTGCTTGAATTAGGTTATGAAGTACATGGACTAATTCGACGCAACAGCAGTTATGTAAGTCACCCAAACATTAAAAAAATCGATGCATACATTCATCTGCACTATGCAGATTTAACTGATTCAACTAACCTGAGAAACATCATTAATGAAGTACAACCCGATGAAATTTATAATCTGGCTGCGCAATCGCACGTGGCTGTTTCTTTTGAACTACCCGAGTATACTGCCGACGTTGATGCCCTTGGCACTCTTAGGATACTTGATACTATTAGATCATTGGGACTTACTAAGAAAATAAAATTCTATCAGGCCAGCACCAGCGAATTATTTGGCAAGGTGCGAGAAACACCTCAGACCGAAGCCACACCGTTTTATCCAAGATCTCCGTACGGTTGTAGTAAGTTGTTTGCTCATTGGATCACAACTAACTACAGAGAAAGCTATGGTATCTTTGCCTGTGCAGGTATCTTATTCAATCACGAAAGTCCTCGTCGAGGCGAAAACTTTGTTACCCGAAAGATTACCCGTCAACTAGGACGGCTGGCAGTTGGTGCCACCAAGAGTCCAGTTGTGCTGGGCAACATAGACAGTAAACGAGACTGGGGTCATGCTCGTGATTATGTACGAGCCATGCATGCCATGATGCAATTAGATGAGCCCGAAGACTTTGTTATCAGCACCGAACAGACTCAGACAGTTCGCACATTCTGTGAATTAGCTGCGGTTGAAATGGGCTTTAAGCTAGTCTGGTCCGGAACTGGCATAGATGAACAAGGCCATGATGCTCATACAGGTCAGTTGCTGGTAAGCATTAGCCCAGAGTTTTATCGTCCAGCCGAAGTAGAATTATTGCTGGGTGATTGCACCAAGGCCAAGACCAAACTTAACTGGGCACCCGCAACTAGTTTTCAAGAACTAGTACAGGACATGTGTAAACATGATTTAAAATTAGCTCAATTTGAAAAGGATACTGCATGAAAATATTAGCCCCTATTAGTCTAGGTGAGTTAGTAGATAAAATTACCATCTTGGAGATAAAGATGGAACGAGTAAAAGATTCAGAAAAACGGCATAATATACGAGTAGAACTTCAAGAGTTAAGTTTAATTTATACTCCACTTCAGGATCGACACTTGGATAATTTTCATATAGAATTAAAAGAAGTAAATGAAAAAATCTGGGAACTAGAGGATGTTATTCGCAACTGTATTAAAACTAGTGACCGTGGTGACTTGTACTATACAGCAGCATTGAACATTCCATTGATGAATGATCAGCGAGCTGCCATAAAGAAACAGATCAATGAACAATTTGGTAGTGAAATTATAGAGGAAAAATTATATGTCTGAACCAGTATTAAGATTAGGTGAACATTATGTCAGTGACTTTTTAAACGCTGACGAATCCAGTGCAGATAGAAAAAAGTATAGTTTAGATTTATATCTAGATTCAGACATTGGAGCTGTTAGATTAAAAAGTGAAGATCTACCACCATCCGAAGCCATGTGGGGACGTTATTGGTATCGTAGTGGCACCAATGCCACCATGACCAAAGAATTAGGTAATATTGTGGCTGAAATTACAGACAGAGTAAAAGTTAAACCTGGTGATATCTGGTTAGACATAGCCTGTAATGATGGAACATTGATGCGCCAGATTCCCAATGAATTAGTCAAGGTTGGTATAGATCCCTGTGATGATGATTTCCATGCCGAAAGTTCCAAACATGGAACTGTGATACAGGATTACTTTAGTCGTGCAGCCTGGGAAAAGTCCGGCTATGGTGCTTCCAAGGCTAAGATCATAACCTGTATTGCCATGTTCTATGATCTGGATACCCCAGATCCCTTTATCAAAGACCTATATGAGGTTCTGGATGATGATGGTGTTATAGTACTGCAATTAAGTTATACACCATTGATGCTGGAACAAATGGCTTTTGATAACATCTGTCATGAACATGTATATTATCATAGTCTTAGTAGTCTGGCTGTGTTGTTTAGTCGTCAGGGATTTACCATCATAGATGCCAATGTCAATGACGTAAATGGCGGTAGTATTCGTGTATACATTGCCAAGGACAAGGCAAACCCAGAATTTTTTGGTACAAGACAATTACGTCAGGTTTGCTGGTATAGAACCAATGCTCTATTGGACGTAGAAAAAAATGTATATAATATTAACAATCCTTTAATCTGGCAACAGTTTGGAGACCATTTAGCCAAGTTAAAAACTGATGTTTTAGACTTTGTTAAAGCTGCACGGGCCGAAGGTAAAACTATCTATGGTTATGGCGCCAGCACCAAGGGCAATACCCTGTTACAATACTTTGGATTGACCAAAGACGACATTGTAGCCATTGCTGAACGCAGTCCCTATAAGTTTGGTAAAAAGACCGTGGGCACAGAAATTCCAATTGTAAGTGAAGAAGAAATGCGAGCAGCCAAACCAGACTATTTGTTGGTGCTGCCTTGGCATTTCATCGACGAGTTCGTTAAACGTGAGACTGAGTTTCTGGAAGCAGGTGGTGCTCTGGTTGTTCCCTGTCCTGAATTTAAAATTATAACCAAAGCCGACATTTAATGAAAAAGATTGTATTTTTTAATCAGTTCCACAATGGGGATTGTTTTGTAGGTAAACAATACGTGGCTGAAATTGTTCGTCAGTTACCTGACGTAGAATTTAGTTATGCTCATGGTAATCATCCGGACATTATACGAGATCTAGGACTGCAACATCTGACTTTAGATGAAATTCCAGCCCTGGATCGCCTGACTCGAGTTGGTCAAAGCCCAGATAAAGAAACTACTTATATCAATACCTGGGTAGGTTGCTGGCAAGGTACATTGTTTAATTTTGGTGAACATATTAATTTCGTTAGATTACATAATATTTGGCGTGAATATTTTAAATATCTCAAACTAGACTTTGTAGAAGATCCTAACCATTACCTACCATGCATTGACCATACTAAATTTGACATGACTCAGGCTGAGTCCTGGATTGCAAACCATGGCGATCAACCAACCATATTGTTCTGTAATGGCACAGCCAATAGTGGTCAGAGTCGAGCTGGAGATTTAACTCAGTGCTTGGACATGCTAAGTAATACATTCAAGAACTGGAATTTTGTTGTTACTCATAGACTGGACCTGGCCAGAGAGAATATATACTATACAGACGATATATTTACTGGATTAGACAATGATTTAAATCAGATTGCCTACTTGGCTGGTGGTTGTGACATCATAGTAGGTAAAAATTCTGGTCCATTTAGCTATTGCCAGAATCAGAAAAATTTAATGAATGCTGCATTAACATTTTTAAATCTCAGTATCCTGCCAACAGACTGTCCTAGTGGCGGTGGATTATACAGAGCCCGCTGTGTGCATACAGCTGAAATCAATGACGTTAGAATTGCTGCCATTATATCAGCTCTAATTAACTATCCAGATCATAGAGGAACCGAAATTATATTATGAAGACAACATTTATAGTTACCTGTGCTGTCAATACCAACATTGGTATCTACGACCCAAGTTTTAGAATATTACAAATTCATCAGACCATAGACAGCATACTTAAGCATTATGCTGATGCCAACATCTTGTTGGTTGATGGTGGTAAACCAATCACTGATGATCTGACTCAGCAATACAATGGTCTAAGACAACGAGCACATGCTTTTTTAGACATGACCAATAATGAACAGGTGCAAAAATTTCATGAAGATTATCTGGACAAGATTGCCGTACGACATGAAATGGGTGGTACAACTGGTCTGGTAAAAAGTGCAGCTGAAAACATCATCATGTACAATATTTTGTATGCTCTACAAAATAGTGCAGATTTAGAAGCATTCAAAAATGTCGACAGAATTTTTAAAATATCAGGTCGATATATACTTAGCCCTATGTTCAACCCCAGTGAGTATACATCAACACCAGCCATGAATCGTTATGTGTTTAAAAAGCGTGATACAAGCTGGATGGCCGATGCCGAAACAGCCATTGGTGTAAAATATTCATACAGTAGTCGCCTCTGGAGTTTTCCAGCTGGCTGGCTTGGTGATTGCATAGATCGTTATGAAACTATTATCAATGACTACTACAAGATTGCCGAAACTCATTATGTAGACATCGAACATCTGTTATTCAAACACATAGGCCCAATTGTTAGCCATGAGATTGAACATACTCACCTCATGGGCACTATTGCTCCCAATGGAACTTTAATCTACGACTAGGACATATCATGGATAAACCAAATTTAGTATTATGCACGGGCTGGAGTTATAAAACTGACCTAATCGCCATTTTTGTTGAAAGCTGGAAAAAGTATCAGAGTCATAACAGTAACCTGATCATGTTGGTTGAACCTGATATTAAACAGGATAAACTTAATTATTTGCTTGAGAATGGCGTTGATGTTCGTTTTTATACAGCTGGATACTTTGTACCCAGTGCCATACATAATACCCGCTATTTTAAATACCTGGACATTCTGCTGGAAGAGCGTGGACAATATAACCGAGTATTTCACTGCGATGTACGAGATGTAGCCTTTCAGGGCGACATCTTCGAAGAAATTAAACCAGGCCCAGATCAGGTAGATTTATTTGTCAATGAAGAAGATCCAGATGCCAACTTAACTGAAAGATTTAATAAATATATTTTAACCACTAACTATGGCGAAGCCGTAGCCAAAGAGTTAGAAAATAATCGTATTCTTTGTTCAGGTACAACTCTGGGCAGTCAGGAAATGATGATTCAGTACATTGTCACATTAATGAATCAGCGTGATATTAAAAAGATGATGGAAGTAGGTGGCATACCTGATGAACAAGGTCCATACAACTACATATTCCATAAAAATTTAATATCACACACCAAATTAGAAAACGGCACGGGTGTTGGCACCTTATGTCTAGTACATCCAAATCAATTACAGGTACTGGACGATGGTCGTGTTAGTGTTTATGGAAAATTACCCAGTGTCATACATCAGTGGGATCGTCATATTTTAACACCACATTTACCCAATCATTACAGTAACTTATATCTCAAGGAGTTAGGCTATGTCCTTTAATTTTGATTTTACAGCAGAAAAACTAGCAAAATGTTTAAGTCGTAATAAAAATACAGCTGAGTTATTCGAAGTGTTCAGCGATGTATTACCCCGTTATGAAATTACAACCGTGGAACGAGTAGCAGCATTTTTGGCTCAGTGTGGACATGAAAGTGCAGACTTCACAGTTCTGAAAGAAAACCTAAACTACAGTGCCGAAGGACTGAGCAAGGTATTTCCTAAACGTTTCCCAACTGTGGCAGCGGCTCAACCATATAATCGCAACCCCGAAAAGATTGCCAATAAAATTTATTCAGACCGCATGGGCAATGGCCCAGAAGCTTCTGGTGAAGGTTACAAATTCCGTGGTCGCGGTGCCATACAATTAACTGGCAAAGAAAATTACAGCAAATTTGCTGCCAGCGTTGGCAAGACTCTGGATGAAGCAGTTGGTTATACAGAGACACTGGCTGGCGCCATTGAAAGTGCCTGCTGGTTCTGGAACACCAATAAATTAAATGCTCTGGCTGATGCCACAGATATTGTTACCCTGACAAAACGCATCAATGGTGGTACAATTGGACTGGAAGATCGCAAGCATCATTTTGAAAACAATCTGATTGTTCTAAGTGCCTAATTATCAGCATGTAGGCTTTGGGGGACGTAACCTACCAGTCCCCAAACTACAACAGATCAATGAAAATGGCACCAGAGTTTATGCTACTCCAGACGGGAGCCGTTATCCTAGCGTAACCACCATATTAAGCGAACTTGGCCGTGAAGGTCTGGATCGTTGGCGAGATCGTATTGGTCATGAAGAAGCTGCTCGTATCGGTGCTCGAGCGGCCGCTCGTGGAACAAAACTGCACATGTTTACCGAACACTGGCTTCAAAATGATCAAAGCGTATTTACTGGTGTTGATTTAATTGGTCAGCACTTTTTTGAAGAATTTAAACCACTGTTAACATCCATTGATAACATACATTGTTTAGAAACCAAACTGTACAGTCATCATCTCAGACTAGCCGGCACAGTGGACTGCATAGCCGAATACAATGGTCAGCTAAGTGTTATTGATTTTAAAACTGCCAGCAAACCTAAACGACACGACTGGATTCACAGTTATTTCATGCAAACAGCAGCCTATGCCATCATGTATGAAGAACTAACTGGCATACCAGTACCACAACTGGTGATTTTAATTGCTGTAGAAGATTCAGAACCTCAGGTATTCACAGAACCACGCAATCGCTGGACACAGGGCCTCATAGATTGTAGAAATATCTATGAAAAGTCATTGACAAACTATTGACAGTATTATATAATAAGGGTGTAGTGGGGTTACGATAATCTTATGAATTTAACTGATTATATCAAAGTATACCAACAGGCCATGGATGAACAAACATGCCGCCAGTATATTGATCAATTCGAATCTGATCATGATCATCAGCTTGTGCGTAAAAAAGGAATATATAACTTTACTGAAATTAATACCATACAGGCTGGTTGGAATTTAAATCCGTTGTACGACAACATAATAAAACATCGAGCCCAATATTGGAAGGACTGTGGTATAACACAACAGCATGTCAAACCAGAACATGGCTGGGAAGAAATTCGCATGAAACGATATATACCTGGATCTGGTGATGAATTTAAAGTACATACTGACAGTTGGTGTGCAGACACTGCAAAGCGGTTTTTAGTATACTTTTGGTACTTGAACACTGTGCAGGTAGGTGGCGAAACTGAATTCTATGGTTTAGATCGACCTGTGCGCATAACACCTGAGGCCGGAACGTTGATTATGTTTCCAGCCAGCTGGCAATATTTACATGCTGGTTTACCACCCATAAGCAACAACAAATATATTATTGGAGGTTATTTCCATTATGGCTAATAAAGACATAACACAACGAGAATGGGACCGAGCAGTTGGCTATGGTGCACCACCAGCAGATCAGCTCATACCCAATCTGCCCGAATACGAACTAGATAAAACAACTGGCGAGGTCATCAAAGTAACTAAACCAGAACCTGCAATTAAATACAAATGGGAAGAGAGCGATTTTGATTAAGCCACTTAAAAAGAACGTACTGGTAGTCAGACTAAAAAAGAAATCTACAACCGAATCTGGCATCATTTTACAGAACGACCATGACGGCAATGT